CGCCTTATGAAGGTGACTAAGAGTCATGTTTTTGTTCAGGTCTTGAATACCTGAGTGACAATATGTGATAGAATCAGTGGTAATTTTCATACCCTGATTCGTAGAATTTCTTAGACCCTTAGGATTGTACAGAAAATACTCCGCTGCTTTCTGCGTCAGTTGAGTATTGAGATCCTGAGTTCTAAGTTGTTCAGGTTTTCTCTGTTCGTATTCGGTTACCTTGCGAATCTTGCGAGGATCGATATAACGCAGTTCTGCAAGTCCACCACTGGGATTATTAGGGTCGATTACTTTGTGATAAAAGAGTCTTCCGTCAACATACCATCTACGGAAGATCTCATATGCACGATTTTCAAAGTCCAAGAGACGGAGAATCTCGTCGAACTCCTCCCTCATGAGTTTCTTAATTTTATCCGACACTTTCAAGTTGGAGAGTTCCAACTCAACTGGTACATCATCAAAGTTACCGCAAATTGTTTCATTTACGATATCATCAACTGCACTGTCGCACTCGGGTTGCAGAACCATCTCCCTATAACGGGTGATAAGTTCATACTCATTACGAATAGTACCGTCAAAATCAACGGAATATCCATAGTATCCGCCACCTACAATAGGTTGCGAACCATCCATATTGTCTTTTTGAACAAAAGAAGGCCCCTTGGGGACCTTCTTCGCTCTTTCAAGTGAAAATCCGAAGAGCTGATTTGCCATTATGTTCTATTAGATTGGTCCTGGATCTATTTATTAGATCAGTCACCCGCCTGGAATGGAGTCCAGTATTGGGTTTGCAGTTCAACAGTGAACTCTTCGATCGCGTCGTTGTTGCTGAAGTCCAGATCAATCGCAGCAATATTGCTGGGGAAGACGTTATAGAACTTGTAAGACTTGAGAATCTTAGGTGCCTCGCTATCCTTAGCGTCACGTGCTAACTGGTGAACAACCATGTCAGCGAAGTAACCAGTTGCGTCGTCAGCATCACCAAGACCTGCAGCAGCAGTAAAGTTCTCGTTGTATGCTTGGATTGAAGATGCCCACTTCTCAAATGCGGTTCTAAGAATGAACTTAGAATCGTTCTGAATAGTGATAGTCCAAGGTTCAAAGGTTCTGTCACCTGCAATTTTCAGAACACGACCTCTGAAGGGGACTTCGATAACGCCGATCTGGGAAGAAGGGAGGTTCGCTGCACGAACTGTAAACTTACCGAGATCTACGAGCGAAGCATCGTTGTTCAGAACTTGAGGGAAAGCAAGATCTACTTGGAATAAATTGGGACGCGCAAAGTCGCCAGCGACATTTGCTTTAAAATCGTCAAGTGTTCCTCTTTTTGCCATTGTTTTTAGTTGTCTCCGTCGTTAATATTTAGTACAAATGATATTTTCAGACAAAAAAAGAGTCCCCGTAGGGACTCTCACGGTTAAGTGTATTTATATCAGGAAGCGACTTCAGCGAAGCTAACGCCTGTGCGGGTAGCGGTGAAGGTCAGAGTGATGTAGTTAATCGTGCGTGTGGGCTTGACGAAGATCTCTGCGGCAAACTCACCACGGTCAACTGCTTCAGGTGGGTTGTTAGAAGCATCACACTTGACCAGGAAGTCAGTAACACCTCTACGACCTTGAACGTCTCTCATATAAGGTTCAACAATGTTGAGGAAGAGGGAACGCTGTGACTCATCGTTTTGCTCGAAGAGTTGTGCCTTAGCAGCACCGCCGATAACACGCTCGATGGTGAGGAACAGACGGCGGACGTTGATTCTGTCGAATGCAGAAGCAAATCCTTGTGCAGTCTTGTCACCGAAGAGGACTGTGCCTTGACCAGGGAACGAAACGATTGGGTTGATGCGTGCAGCATACAGTCTGTCACGCTGGGTCTTATTGGGGGAGTATGCAAGTTTGATGGAGTTTCTAACTTGACCGCGAGCAAAACCAGCAGGAGAGAACCAAGGTTCTGCAACTTCAGTAGTTTGCAGGCAAAGACCAGCAACGTCACCGTTGCAAGGAACGTATCTGTATACGTCGTTGTACTTATCGTAGATGTACTTATAACCAGAGTCAAAGACCATGTAGTTGCTGCTAGGAAGCAGATCAAAGAACTTGATCAGGTTGTCGGTTGCAGTAGTCGAGTTGCTGATACCGATTACGTTTGCTCTACGAGGAGAAACGAACAGCATGCAGTCACGACGCTCTTCAATAAGACTTACGAGAGAAGTGATCTTAGCAAGTGCGGATGCGTCATCAGGACCAGAAGGACCAGCCAAGATGAAGTCAATGGTTTGAGATTCGGGATCTTCTACCAGTTCGTATGCAGTAGCAACATCAGTGTTGCTTACAGTGTATACACCACCAACAGAGGTGTAGTCTGCACCACTAGCGAGACGATAGTAGTAAGTAGAGTTGCCAACAGAACCAACAACGTTACGATTCTCGGGATAGGACTGAGAACCAGCAGTAGAACGGAGCAGGTTGAACTGACGAGCAGAACTCAGACCCCAGTTACCATCAGCAGCAGATGCTGTAGCAGCAAATACGCCAGTCTCGTGCTCACCCCAGAACAGATACTGAGATCTTTGCTTCAGAACTTCAACGTAGTAGTTGGTTTCACCAACAGAAGTCTTAGCATCAGATGCTTTGGAGACTCCAATGAAACGCTCAAGCAGAGCACCAGTTGTACCAGTGATCTTACCATCAACGTCAACTACGAGGATGTGCAGTTCGTCACGATGACCACCTACATTGTTTGCAAACAGGGAAGTAGCAGGACGAGGAGCAACGTTAATCCACTTCTCACCAGGGAGATACTCACGCTCAGCATACTCGAAGCGAACGGAGGAAACGGTAACGTTAGTGCTGTTTGTATCTTGTACAACGTCAGCAGCAGCGAACTCAACGCTATCTTTGTTCAGAGCAACATAGAGTTTACGCTCAACACCAGAAGCAGCGATATCGCAAGTGTTAGTACCCTGAGTAATTGTTTGACCAGCAGCGATGATACCAGTAACACCACCAGAAGGCAGAGCGATTTCAAGTTTCTTGTTAGCAGGATCCCATGCTTCGACAGTAACTGCTTCGTTAGAACCAGAGATTGCGATAGTGGTGGAAGTGCCAGGAACGAAATCACCAACAACAGACTCAACAGTCAGGACAATGCTATACTTGAAGACTTTACCAGCAGCACCAGATGCAGCGGTAACTGCAGCGTCGTCAACGAACTCGTGCTCGTTACCAGAACCAGGAGCGGGACAAACCAGAATCTGGTCAGCGCCAGCATCAGTCATAAAGATGCCGATGGAGTTGCCCTTGGTGCCAGGAGTTTTAGCAGCCCAGTTAAAGTTGTTTGCAGCGTCAAGATAAGAAGTCTCATAATCCTGAGTATTCTTGATCAGAGGTGCGGTGCCTTGATCAACTGCGTTTTTAAGGTTTGAAGAGGTAACACGAATGGTTTTCAGAACACCACCGTATGCGAGGAACTGGGATGCAGTAAACCAGAACTCATAGTTCAAATCGTTGGGTTTACCAAAACGATCAGCAAGTTCCCTCTCAGATGCAATTTCAACAATTTCTTCTACAGGACCTGATTCAAAGGGTGCCGCAAGTACGCCAATATTTGCGGTTGTTAAAGTAGTGATCGTAGTTAGGTCTCTTTCCTGAATTACGACACCTGGCGAGGATTGATTAGCTGCCATGTTTAAAAGTCTCCTAGTGATTCCAACATCGGTTGTCTAGGATTATTTATATTTTTGAAAACTTACCTGAACTCCCACATATAGCTACGATCTCCATATTCCGCGACTTGCCAAACATCACCTTGAGCATCTGCAAAATATTCATCTTCAAGTCCGTCATTGATGAATCCAAAGGGTGCCATATCTTGCTCGATGTTTTCTCTCTGATCATCATAGATGCGTTGCCTGACATCATTGTCATGCATCTGTTTGAAGTATTCCTGCATTGCCATCCAAGCAAAGATAACAAGACACATAGCAAGGTCATCGTTACATCCGTCTTCTGCGGCAAATGATTGACCCTTGACAATGAATGTAGTCAGTTCTGCGATCGTATCGTAATCTGGAATGATTAGTTTGTCCTCTTCGATGAGTGCCTTGAGGTTAGAACATCCAACTTGCTTCACAGCAGTAGACATCTTGACACCCAGTTGTGTCTTCTTACCAGAGAAACCCTGCCCCAACTGCTGCCCTGCACGTCCGCGCATCGCTGCCATCAATAGATTCTCGTACTCCAAATCAAACTGAATAATATCTGCAACCTGTCCACCAATATCATTCACCTCACATAAGATATACGCATTATTATAGTTCTTTGCAACATCAATAATGACGTTGGGAAAGATAATAGGTTTGATTTCATTGTTCCTATATCTAGCAACCATTTCGTATGGCACTGTTGTAGTGTCCATCACACAGAATGCAGAATAATCTTGACTCGTGCCACGCGCAACGTCAACAGTTATGATATAATTATGATCTGGTTCAACACGCTTGTAAACTGCAAGACCTTTATTTTGTGCAATCGGATCTGAATATGGCATACTCCTCAACTTGCTTGGAGCAATCAGAGTATCAACAGATCCTAAGAATTCACACTCAAACTCAACCTTGAACTGTGATTCAGATGTGTTCTTGATTGTTTGTTCTTTCCAAGCAGCATCTCTACCAGGAACTGCAGACCAGTGTACCTCTGTTGGGATATATTCGTTCTTTCCTTTCTCTGCATCGTGCCACAATTTGTAGAACATATTCATCCCGTGTGGCGTGGAGATGATAATTACCTTGGTAGATTTACCAGACGAGATAGTAGGATAAACAGAACTAAAGAACTGGTCAGCGATATGATTCGGAACGAACGCGAATTCGTC